AGGTAGAGTTAATCCTGGTGCAGGTACAACCTCAACTCTTGATGGATACTTAAAGGGAATTATTACAGAGATTTCTGGAGCAAACGTATACGTTAAAGTACTTTCACACGTTTCTGCAGCAGGCACCGAAACTCAAGTTGATTATCAACCTTCTGGTGTTTATGCATTCTCTTCAAGTGGAAGTGTTGCAATTCATACTAGCGGACAAACTGTTGCAACAGGTTCAACTTCGTATACTTCCAGACTCGACTGGTTTGACCAACAAACTTTAGGTCTCACAAGCACTTCGTCTATTTCTTGGAACAATATTGCTCCAAGACCAGGAACTTCTGCATATGCTTCAACAAGAAATTCAAGATTTGATGAAGTTCATGTGGTAGTTATTGATGCATTAGGTACAATAACTGGAAATGCAGGAACAATACTTGAAAAGCACTCAAGTTTATCCAAGGCATCGGATGCTGAGTTTTCAGTAGGAAATCCATCTTATTGGAGAAAGTATCTAGAAAATAATTCTGAATATATTTTTGGTTTAGGAGCTCCTACCGGAATTGTTACAACTGGATATAGTAGTGGATTCAATCTAGAGTCGGATGTTGCTTGGGATCAGGAAGCAGATGGTATCACTTTTGCTGCTTGTGGAGCATCCACAAATACTCTCATAGGTGGTAAAGACTACAGTGGAGCACAAAATCTCAATACTACAGGATCTCTAACAGCAACTCTTGGAGAGTTGTCTGATGGATATGATTTATTTGAAAATACAGAAAACTTTAAAGTAGATTTCCTCCTGATGGGATCTGCTGCTTATGATATCTCCACTGCTCAAGCACTTGCTAATAAACTAATTTCTGTTGCAGAATTGAGAAAAGATGCAATTGCATTCATCTCACCATATAGAGGTGCTGCTCTTTCAGATACTTCAGTGCAAACTGCAGTAACAGTAAGATCTGCTGCTGATATTACTGATAATGTAATTGAGTTTTATGCTCCCGTTTCCTCTTCTTCTTATGCAATATTTGATAGTGGATACAAATACATGTATGATAGATTTGCAAATACTTTTAGATATGTTCCTCTAAACGGAGATATTGCTGGTCTTTGTGCCCGCAATGATATCAATAACTTTGCTTGGTATTCACCTGCAGGAACTTCCAGAGGTGCAATTCTAAATGCTGTTAAACTTGCATATAACCCAACAAAAACCCAAAGAGATAAACTTTATTCAAATAGAGTTAATCCAGTAATCTTCTCACCTGGTGCTGGCATTATTCTATTTGGTGATAAGACAGGTTTTGCTAAAGCATCAGCATTTGACAGAATTAATGTTCGTCGTTTGTTTGTTTATATTGAGAATGCAATTTCTCAGGCAGCAAAAGATGCACTCTTTGAATTCAATGATGAGATTACAAGAACAAATTTTGTAAATACTATTGAACCCTTCCTAAGGGATGTTCAGGCAAAACGAGGAATATTTGATTATGTGGTTATTTGTGATGAAACAAATAACACTGCTGCTGTGATAGATAATAATGAATTTGTTGCAGACATTTATGTCAAACCAGCAAGATCAATTAACTTCATTGGTCTTAACTTCATTGCCACCAAGACTGGTGTTGACTTTGAAGAAGTAATCGGAAACTTTTAATTTAGAGGTTTAAACAAATGGCAACTAGACAGCAATTAAATCCACCTCCTTTAAGGAAGATTACTGACTTCAAAAGTAAGTTAACTGGTGGTGGTGCAAGAAGTAATCTTTTTGAAGTTGTATTATCATTCCCAGATATTGCTCCAACAGATACTAATGTTCTTGATAAATCAAGATTTTTAGTTAAAGGTGCTAATTTACCTGCATCAAATGTTGCTCCAATCGACGTTCCTTTCAGAGGAAGAACTTTAAAAGTCGCTGGAGATAGAACTTTTGAAAGTTGGACTGTAACTGTAATTAATGACACAGACTTTTCTATTAGGTCTGCTTTTGAAAATTGGATGAATAAAATTAATAGAGTTTCCGATAACACTGGAGTAACTGATCCAACAGCATACACTGCAGATGCATTTGTTTATCAACTAGATCGTGATGGATCTACTCTTAGAGCTTATCATTTCTATGATATTTTCCCAACCTCTATTGGAGCAATTACTTTAGACTATAACACACCAAACATTCAAGAATTTACTGTAGAGTTTCAAATTCTTTGGTGGGAAGCAGTTAAAGGTACTTCTCCAGCAGCAGGCGGTGAAGATATTAACTAAATAAATTATACAAATAGTTTAAAATTTATAAGATGGCGAAACTCTTTGGTTTTTCGATTGATGATGAAGTCAAAAAGTCTAAATCTATAGTTTCCCCCGTTCCTCCTAATAATGAGGACGGGGTTGATTATTTTATTCAGTCTGGTTTTTATGGTCAATATGTTGATATTGAGGGTGTTTATAGAACAGAATATGACTTAATTCGCAGATACCGTGAAATGGCACTTCATCCAGAGTGCGATAATGCTATTGAGAATGTTGTCAACGAAGCAATAGTAAGTGATCTTTACGATTCTCCTGTAGAAATTGAACTAAGTAATTTAAATGCAAGTGATCGTTTAAAGCAAGTCATAAGAGAAGAATTTAAGTATATTAAAGAAATCATGGATTTTGATAAAAAATCTCATGAAATTTTTAGAAATTGGTATATAGATGGTAGATTATTTTATTTAAAAGTCATAGATCAAAAAAGTCCAGAATCTGGTATTCAGGAGTTGAGATATATTGATCCAATGAAAATGAAGTATGTTCGCCAAGAAAAAAAGGTTAATGGTGATGAATATAAGTTTAAAAATGTTTCATCTAGATTATTTGGTCAAGACAATGAATATAGTTTTCCAGAAATAGAGGAATATTTCATTTATACTCCAACTCCAAATTTTCCTGCCGGAACTATAAGTGGTGGATCAAAAAAAGGAGTTAAAATTGCCAAAGATTCAATCACATATTGCACATCAGGATTAGTTGATAGGAACAAGGGTACAATTCTATCATATCTCCATAAAGCAATTAAGGCACTTAATCAATTAAGAATGATTGAAGATTCTTTGGTAATTTATCGTCTTTCTAGAGCACCAGAACGCCGCATTTTTTACATTGATGTTGGAAATCTTCCTAAGGTAAAGGCGGAACAGTATCTAAAAGAAGTTATGTCTCGTTATAGAAACAAACTTGTTTATGATGCCAATACTGGAGAAGTTCGTGATGATAGAAAATTTATGAGTATGTTGGAAGATTTTTGGTTACCCAGAAGAGAAGGTGGTAGAGGAACAGAAATCACTACTCTTCCTGGTGGTCAAAATCTTGGAGAACTTTCCGATATTGAATACTTCCAGAAAAAACTTTATAGAGCACTTGGAGTTCCAGAAACCAGAATTGCAGGTGGTGGAGATGGATTTAATCTTGGAAGATCTTCTGAAATTCTTAGAGATGAATTAATGTTTTCCAAATTTGTTGGAAGACTAAGAAAAAGATTTTCAAATTTGTTCAATGATATTCTTAGGACTCAATTAATTCTTAAGAATATTGTTTCCCCAGAAGACTGGGATAAAATGTCTGATCATATTCAATATGATTTCTTATATGATAATCATTTTGCAGAGTTGAAAGAAGCAGAATTATTAACAAATAGATTGACACTTGCAACTACTGTAGAACCTTATATTGGAAAATATTATTCAACAGAGTATGTTCGTAAAAAAATTCTTCGACAAACAGACTCTGAGATCATTGAAATTGATCTTCAAATTGAAGATGAAATTGCAAAAGGTATTCTTCCAGATCCTAATGCTCCAGTGGATGAAATGGGGAATCCTTTACCAACTGAAGAACCTGGCCAGGCAATTGAGCAGGGTGCTGGTGGAGAAATTCCTATTGAACCTACAATAAATGATTCTCAAGTAGAAGTGCCAGAACCGAAAGGTGGGAAGATATAAATAGTCTTATAATATAATAAAAAAATAATTTTTATGGAAGAACTTATCGATTTTATTGCAACTGATGGATCTCCATCTGATGTTTCTGATGCGATTAAACAATTACTTTATACAAAAGCTGCTGATAGGGTAGATGGTGCTCGTCCAGAAATTGCTGCACTAATGTTTGGTGAAGATGATTCTACTGGAGATAACGAATAATGGCAATAAAAATTGTCCAAAATGTAAATAGAATTTCTCCTACAGTTTCTGTAGCTGCTACTAGCAATCCAATTGCACTCAAAAGCGGATACATTCGTGTTGCGTGCGCATCAACAGCAGTATATGTAGAAACTGGTGGAGATCCTGTAGCTACTGTTAATTCTTTCTTGATTTCCCCCTTTGGAAATGAAGTTTTGAAGGAAAGACTTGCAAAGCAACAAATAGTAGGTATTACTACGGGAACATCAACTGTACTTACTTTTGATAATAATGCAGGAAATCCGTTTTTGGTTGGTGATTATGTAACAATTGAAAATGCACAACCTGCAGGAATCAATACAGTTCAT